GTCCCCAGCGATATTTCCAACGGTGTAGTTGTTGGTAGTCTGCTGCTTAGAAACTGACATTCCTTGGGCCTGAAATTCCAGCTCATTTTCGTTCAATCTCCGCCCCTGGGGCATTTTGACTCCTCGCACAAAATCTGGGTTCTGTCCGCTCAAGGCATCAAATTCCGGTGGTATGTATGGTCTTGGGATAGTGAATTTACTATTAAACTTCGTATACATGGTAATCGTCACATCTTCTCCGGTAACATTGGATACTAATGGTGAGATGACCTGCAAAAACAAAGCTCCTAGTGATTCATCACCTAGGCCTCCTGCATAGGAATTCAACGCCGAACGATAAAACTTAAATGGTATGTTCAGAGTCGTGGTAGTGTTTGTGTCGGGCTTCAACATCTTAGCCTCGCGGCAAGCAACCGCATTGTAGATGCCAGGAGCTACGCTCCTAGCTTCCCACAGAGGATAGAAGTAAACCAAAGCACATCCTTGTTGAAAAGGAGTTCCGTTAAGCTGAAAAGTCAACTCAACATCAGTTAGGAAATAAATAAACCGCTGGAACGGCATATTCTGAACGTTGTTGGTGTTCGCCAAACTGAGTAAACCAAAAGGCACATCAGCTTTTCCAATAACTGTTCCTAAGACATCAGCTTCCTTCCAAACGAAAGAAGTCATAAACATCGCACTACCGGGTCCGTATTCCATGGTCGCAGCAGCCTCATTCAAAGCTAAACTAGCAACAGCATCATAACTGCTACCAGCCGCTGAGCTCGAAGCCACTTGGGTCTGGGTCTCCATCGTAGTCAATCCATTGACTGACGGAGCTGGTCGGGTCATTGTGGGGGGTTCATCAGGTCCTTCGGCGTTGAAGCCGGAGAAATGATAACCGGAACAGGAGTCTCTATTTGCTACCGCTTTCGCAGTCTCAAAATAGCCTCCTTTGAAGGGAAATGGTCTTCCGTGATCCTCATAAGCCATAATCAATTCCTTGACGTAGCTTTCGAAGAAATCTTCGTCCCATTGTGAAGCAC